ATTCAGATACTCACTTCGATCGCTCCCGGTCATTTCCTGAATGACATAGCCCTGCTCTCCAACGAGAATAGGGACTACCTTACGGGAGCTCGTTGCAAATTTACGACCCTTCATCTTGTCGCTCCTAGATCAAAAGTTAGTAAGTAGCAGTACCAGTAGCATTCACATGATAATCAGGTGCAGACTCATCACCCGACGCATCAGTGTTGCAGAACGAAATCACTCCCGATGCAGTTGGCGTTGTGCCTCTCGTGTTACTTGCTGGAGTGAACGATCGCAAGTAACCAAACGCATTCCACGTGCTGCCATCCGAATGCGTAATCGTGATGGTCTGCTTCACATTGATTAACGCAATGATAGCAGGCAACACCGCCGGATCATAGCGGCATGTGAAGTTTGCGTCCGTCACATCGTAGAGCGACTGAGGCGCGTACGTCATCACATTGACATTGTGCATGTCAGTGATATCAATACGCTCTCCACCGTCGATGCCAAACGGCTGAACTTCTGTTTCACGAAATTCAACAGTGGCATCATTCTCGAACGTGACGAATGTCTGCCAACCATCATCCAATGCTGTACCGCCAGGGGTACCACGTGCTGTAGGTTGTGGCACGCTCATGCTGTGTCCTTTACGAATAGAGTGACATCGAAAACGAAATACTCTCGCTGACTATCGTCAGTGCTACCAAGCGGTACCACATTGCTTTGATTATGCACCGCATGGATCAAGTAGTTAGAGCTGTCCAGCGTTACAGTCGCTTGACTAACCGTGTCAAAATGGTCGCGAATTTCCGTGCATTTTTGATAGCCAGCCGTGAATGTTGGTGCACGAAGTACGATTCTTACACCTTTGCTTGACACCGTTTCTCCATGCATTTCACGCAGCTGAAGAGTGCCATCAACATCATTCATGATCACCAGATAATCACCTTCGTCAACGTAACGATTTATCTTGCCAACCCAAGTAGGATCGCCTGTGCCAGTGGAGTTGAGCACATTGCTATCCTCGATCTCTTTAAGCAGAATGTCAGCAGGTGAATGGTTCATTTGCGGAGGTATGCCCGTGCTTTGTCGAGTACCACTTGTTCGATATCTTTTTCGAATTGCTCAGCAGGACCGGAAAGGAACTTTGTCTGTGCTTTACCTTGTGGATCCCAGTATTTTCCTTTGCCCTTGCGAATGATTTTGCCATCGCGTTTTTGGTCTTTACGCGGCAATCCCTTCCACTTCATCTCCTTTTTTTCGTGAACCCAGTATGCATAGGGAGTCATGAAAGCAACTAGATGCTGTGGTGTTTTTTGCGTGCCAACATTGCGAGTTTCAACATTGGTTTTGAGGTTGCTACTATCAACAGGCACTCGCTTCTGTGCCTCTCGCTGTAACCTCAATGCACCAGCAGCAAGGCCAAGATTCACCGCCTTCACAATCTTCTCTTGCTGGCTCTGCAATAGCCTTTTAAATTCATGCAAGCCATCGATGTGCATGTTACACGCTCGCTACATAAAGAGTCTCATCATTCGTGATGGCAGGGAAAGTATCAGCATTGCGAATGCGTCCATACTGAGGAGGCGTAGCAGGTGCAGTGCTCAATGTGCCAAGCCACAAATAGCCATCTACCTCAATGCCATTGCGAAGGTATACGCGTGCTGTGCGGCTGTACTGTGAACCGTCTGCACCGACGCTATTTCCGACGCTCGTTTCCCATCGGCAATCAAGCTCAACAGGTGATGCGTACGTTGGATTGCCATACCGATCTGAGCCAGTCTTTGCCCAATAAACGCACGTTTGATTGGCTGCACCGATGAGAAGATCAACGATTAGTGTCACTCGTATTGCCTCACTTTTTCCACACGCGACCCGCCCCAGTACACGCGTGCGTGTGGAGCTGTTTTTCGATCGAGACAACCAGACGTATCAAGCAACAATGCCTGCTGTCCTTCCGGTGTCTGATTCAACCGCATGCCAACATTGCCACGCGAGAATGATGCCGATGCACCACCAAGCGATTTACTGCTTAAGTGAGGATGCTTTATGCGTGCGAAGTGAGCCGCCAACCATCGTTCGATCAGCTCCAATTTCTCGAAGCTTGCAGTGGTGTCACACGCTTGCACCTCATCAACAAGCATGGTTGCAGTCTCGATGAATCCATCGACATTTTCAGTTGATGCAAGGCCTACCAATGCTCTGACAGCTTCGGCAGTGGTGCGCATTAGCAAGGCTCCTCTTTGACATAAAAGGACTGCGGCTCAGAGGCTTGACCTGTGCCAGTGCTATACCAACGGTAGTGATATTTACCGGCCTGATTCGCGTCAATGTTGCATCGATAAATGCCTGTGCTAACACGAGTAATCTCGGCACCGACATTGTACTGATATGTGGTTTCCGTGTTGTCTGGAAAGCACAATTTGAGAAACACATTGGTCGGGTTGAAGACTGCACCCGTATTGCCATCGGTGAATGTTGCTGTGACCTGCACTAGATCACCTTTGTCATATGTGGCCATCAGTTATCTGGCTCCAGTGTGATGCCAACATTCGCAACACGTTTTTCGGTATTCGCAATGACATATGCCAATCGTTCATTGATGCTCACAACATATGCCAACTTGTCACTGACTCGCAATCGTGCAATGGGCGAAATAAGCACAATTTCTTCAATGCCAGCAAGGCTTCTGGCTGCGAACGATTTCGCACGAAATGCACGAGCAGCAAATGTATTTTTTGCCATTGCTGCTAACTCCAATCGTATGTGACACCAGTTCGGTTGCCGTCGTCATCAACGATAAATTGCACGCGTGTTTTGGCTGAATTGCCGATCGCCTTGAAGGATTCAGTGCCACTACCTGCACCAGATACAAGACCAGCAAGCATTGATCCAATGGCTTGCAATGTGCGTGTTAACGTGTAACCGCCTGCCTCTACTTCATTGGCAAAGATGCGAGACACCATGATCGACAATGGATGCACGTGATGTGGCAGAATTACAAACTCGTTTCCTGCTACTGGTGCCTCTGTCAAAGCTTCATCCAATGTGATTTCGCCATTAGTTTGTGAGTAGCTTAGAATCGGCTTCGATTCGCCTTCGAGATTGCCTGTCAAAAATAGCAATGTCTGGTGGTCGTACGTGTCATCTGGCTGCGTCAGTGTCGTGCGAAACACTGTCGTTGTCGGCGTGCCACCTGCTGCCACTAGGCCATCGGTGACGTAGTTTGCCTTGCGGACCGTGTCAAGATTTTTGCCGGTGCTGTGGGCTAGTAAGTGGTCGCGATTGTCTTCGTCCCACACTGCGTCCGCGATTCCGGTCGTCAAAAGTTCTTCGTACGTATCGGCTGGCAAAACGTTGTAACGATGATTCGCCATCGACATAGCAGAGTCGTTTGTGATTACGTCAAGCCTGCCGAGCGTGTTCGTGTTGCTCGTCGTTAGTGCAATTGTGTAATAGCCGTTGACTGAATGCGTAACCGTCTCGGTTGTGAGTGCTGCAACCGTGCCGTTTTTTGCGATCGAAAAATCGGTAACGGTGGCAGTGGTAACGGCCGCACCATCCGCATCGAGAACAGGGCCGACAACTACGGTTGCGGCGGTTGATAGCTTGAGTAGCTGCATTACGTCAACCCTGTGAGAATTTTGCGACGGCGTGAACTGATCGAGTCGGGAAAGTAAACGTTAGTACGTTCTGGACGTAGGCCGATTCCTGGTTCGGATGCGAGGAGGCGTATTTCTGCAAGCGTTAGCGCTCTGTTATATGCTTTTATATCATCTGCTAACCCAATTAAGTAGGAAACGCTTTGCCTAGCTATTACAAAGCTTGCTGAGCTTGAGACATTGCGTATAGCACCGGTGGCCGACGACAAAAGTGATCCATTTTTGAAAACGGCTACTTCTGTGCCAGATCTTCTTACCGCAAAATGCATCCATTGATTTATAGTAATGACTCCGGCTACGCTTTGTGTCGAAGTCAATCCGGAACTGTCTTCGGTTGCGAACCGGACAGCGCCGGCAGAAGTCTCCTGCCGCAACCAAAACTGCCTAGCTCCTGGCCCAGGGTTGTTTTCTGAAAAAAAACTGCTATAAATCCCTGTTATTGTCTTCACATAAAACCAGCCTGAAACGCTAAAATCATTAGTTTCGAAATTCAAATAGCTTGAATTTGGCACTTCTATAAAATCATTTGCCCCATCAAAATCCAGCACAGGCCCACGCGGCCCGCCAACCCAGTCCGTTCCCGCGTCCATATTCGTAAGCGTGCCGTGGTTGCCGTACCCACTGCGATCGAGCAGCCTGTATCCCGTCGCACCAAGCGACGGACACCATGCGCCGACAAGGCCTTGACGAAGTGATGCGTATCTCATTGAAGTTGTGGATACTCGCCGTAATAGGAAAACTCGTGGTTTCCAGCGGTAGCGTTGAGCGCTACGCCAGTATTATGCACGACGAATAGCACGGCTTTTGACGGCAAGCAACCACCAAAAGCAGATCGCAAACTCACGCCTGCGAAGTGATAAGCGCGGTCGCTTGTGTTGTTCGTCGGCATGATTGCAATAACGCGACAAATAGCCGTCTTGATAT